GGGTCGTTTCCACGACTTGCATCCAGAACCAGACAAATTTTTGATCCGCAAATTAGCGACCATTGATGAATTAGCTCATTTATCTCCAAAAAAACGTAGATCGGTACTCAGGGAACTTTGGCTTGCCAAAAAAGAGTCCATTCTCATTGAACAAAAAAATGTCTCCAAGAAGGAGACGGTCTACATAAAAATCGTGATTCAGGCTTGGCTAGATACATTAAAAGCCAAGGGTGCATCAAACCGCACGATCAAGGAATATGCGAGAAGCATGAATTATTATCTTGATGCGGTTGGGAATCATGACATTCACGGATTTCATCAGACCTACGAAATTCGTGTTCTACAACATTTGTCAAATAAAATTGTAGATGTAACTGTCGCCAAACATATTCGTTGCATCAATCGTTTTTGGTCGTGGGCGAAAAAGAAAAAATATGTTGATGATGAAATAATCCTTGAACCTCCAATTGTTACCGAGACCCCTCCGAGGCCCTTTACAAAAAATGATTTATTGATACTGGAAAAGGAAATTCGAAGGCTTGGTCACAAGAATGCCTTGAGAACTATTGTTTTGATGAGAGAAACAGGAATGAGGGCAGGAGAAGTGTGGGCCATGCGTTTAAAATGGCTGATCAAGGATAATGATGGAGATTTATGGATTCACATTCAGGATGATAAAAATCTTATCAATGAATATGGAGACAAATATCGAGTTAAAGGTCGACATGAGGGTTTTGTACCTTGTTCGGATGCATTAATGGAGTTTATTGCAAAGGATAAACGAAATCCTGATGAGGTGTGGTGGTTGGATCGTGGTAATGGGATTCAACATTGGACGAGGCATGATGCATTTTCCAGATATTTTGGAAGATTATGCAACAAACTAGGCTTGGAAGGTCACAAACCGCTTCATTCGATCCGTGCGTATGTAATTACCGAGCTTTTGGGGGTGGATCAGTCGATTGATACTGTCCGTGATTTGGCGAGACATTCAAAATTCGATACGACTCTTTTGTATCGAAACGCATTGAACAACAAAATAGCTCAAAAGAAGAAAAGGGCCGTCAATTTTTTGCCTAAATTTAATGACGAACCCTGACCAAGACCCTGACCATTTTTTCAATTTCTATAAAATCCTTAATAAAATCATAGTTACCGCAACGGACTGAAAATCCGTGTGTCGGTGGTTCGATTCCACCTCTGGCCACCATTTATCAACGATTTACGGAAATCATGCAACCCTGACCATACCCTGACCAAAAGATCGGACCCTGACCAGCACCTTGACCTAATCCACAACAAATCCAGGTAGATATTTTTTGATGCCTGTTTTTTTCGTCATAACTTCCATTCGATTTTCGCCAGTTACATCATAACTGCAATGGACCCAACCCGAATTTGGTCCTTCTTTTGGATCATAATATTCCAGAATCAATTGTTTAAAAATTAAATTATCACGAATCCATTCTGCGAGTTGTAGGTTGGATATTTCTTCTGATGCGATTTCAAAATCAAAAGCTGACGAAGTGCCGACCGCACAATGATCTGAGGTTTTTGAACCTCCAATCGCCTGATTCACGGCAGGACATCTGAACGCACTGGTCACACGAACCAGACCAAATTCGTCACGACACGGCTGAAGAATTTTGTGAGTTCCTGCAACGATATTCACCAATGCTCTTTCATCGGGATCGTTTGGAATTCGACATTCCGTACGTTTTAGTTCTTTTAATGTAAAATTTTTTGAGATTTTCATGTTTTAGACATAGGCGATCTGGCTCCCGCAAAGATGCCTGCAAACCGACGGCCGGAATAGAATCGGTTTTAGATCGCCTATTTTCCTTTCATTTTAGGCATTGCACGACTTCCAAACCAGAATGACATAACCGCGGCAAACAAGGCTTCGGTTTCGTCATCCCATGCTACGTTAATGGCTTGTTCTAAATCACCTCCAGAATCAACAGTATGCCAAACTAATACAATCTTTACTCCAATGAACGTGACAAAGAAAATGTACGTTATGAAGGGTCTGACAAACGCACGAAGGCTATTTATAAAGCCTCCTTGCATTCCTAGCTTGGCATCATGTTCTAATAATCGTTGTTGCTCCTCTCTTGCGGATTTACGATCATCAATATCCGCTTGTGCAAACATCATTTTAATATCTAAATCGACTCCTTTTTCCTTTGCCTCCATTTGGAGACGAGCCAATTCTAATTGTTTTTCTTTTTCGGATTTCTCCTTAAAAAGATCAATAACTGATGGGACTGCACTACCAGCAAATCCCATCAAACTACCTAATAAAGTAAGCATTAATTTGCTCCGTTACCTTCGGGATGTGGTGGTATAGGATTTTTCTCTTCTTCTTGATGTAAATCACCACCAGATTCGAAGTAAAATTTAGCAATTCCCGCCAGAATCGGGATAAAGGCGCCTATCAAAATATTTAATAAATCTTTGGAAGAAGTGGGCAATTCTTCTGCTGAACCAAGCATAATATGAACAATATAACTAAAGATCCCTAATGCAAATAATCCTATGACAAAACGAGCAACAAAACGGAAAACTTGTATCCGTTCATTTACACTCATTTTTTCTGGGACTGGTTTAGGTGGGTCTGGTTTAGTTACAGTTGTAACAGTTGTTTCTTTTGCCATAATTCATTTGTAGAAAATATGTGAATCCACTTGTACTGTTTTCTTGCGAACTTTGCTCCATTTTGGAGAAACATAATACGCATGGTAGTAAAGTGATCCATCACTTAAATCTACTAACCAATCTTTGGCTAATAACAACCATTCAGCTAAATATTTACTACGGTCATAAGCCCGTAAATTGCGAGGAACATCATTAATTCCGTCACAGTACCAGCTAAACTGACAACGATTCCGAATAGGATGACCTCCCTTGTGCATTCCTTGTTTGATGACTTTGCAAATAGTGTTTGGAAATTGGTCAGAACGGACTCGATTGAGAACTGTAAATCCAACGAGAAAATTCCCTGCCGTTGATTCGTTTCGTGATTCATGATAAAGATTCAAACTCATGCATTCCAGCTCCTTTGGATCGATTATAGATCGAATGGAACTGTGAGCCGTTGCTATTAATAAACTTAGGATAATGATTGGCCCGATGATAAATTTTTTCTTTAAAATTCCTATAAGCCAGCCTCATTAATTATCTTCTTCTTTTAGATACGACATTTTCGCTAATTAAAGCTTCCATCATACCTTCTATTCTGTCAGCTAATTTTTCCAAAGCTACCTGACTTCTTTCATTTGATTTAGTAACATCCTTATTACTAATGGTAAGTTCTGAAATAGCACCAAACATATGTTCATTTCTTGCATTTTGTTCTTTAATCACTTCAATCAGACGTTCATCCGCTTTTGAATCCTTTGCATTCCATTCCTGAATTTCTTGTCTATGAGCCAATTGTGTTTTCCAGATATAGAACATACACGCTCCAATAATTAGAGCTGGTAATCCTAATCTTTCAATTAGCAACATAATCTGATCTATTTCCATTATATTCTGTGGTCCAGGTGGATGATGTCCTGACGCAAAAAGATCAAACATTAGCTAGGCTTTGGATATTTATCTTTTACTGGTTGAACAATATCAGTTTTCCATTTTTCCAAACCATGATGAAAAATATAATCAAGTTGATCATTTATTAATCCATATTCCATTCTTCTTTTATCCGCATAAGTTTGTTCAGGAAGTTCAGGTTCAGGTTTAGGTTCGGGTTCTGGTATTATTGAAACCACCCATTTTGTCCCATCGAATTTACAAGTATGAGTTTTAGAATCAAATTCTGGTGGTTTAATATCAGTACAATTTCCGGGCATCAAATAGCCTTCACCTAATGGGTCTTTTTGCCGTTCTCTTGGGCTTCCGTTGTTTTTATTGTATGCAATCATTTTTTTATCCTAGAATTTTATGCAATATTTGACACCAGCGTTAAAGGGTCGGGTTTCGTCACCTACTCTTGGGGTTCCTTGACTGCTATATTCTATTGGTTCAAGTATATTTTGATGAGC